TTGACGAGTTGACAAGTTGATAGTACAATGTTCAATGTTCAATGTTCAAAGTACTCAGCTATCTACTCCCCTCCCTTTCGGGGAGGGGTCGGGGGAGAGGCTGTTCCTGTCTTTTCACCACTTCCTCAAATCTCCGCAGTGCTTCCTCCTTGCTCATCACTGCTCCTCCCCTTCGGGGAGGCTGGGAGGGGCTGTTTTTTGTGTCATCCCACGGAAATCGCATCAGCTCTGTTGCTTTCAATCTTTTCTTGCTGTAAGGCTGCACGCATATCGTTGCCAGCATCCGCATTCGTTCCCAAGCACTACGCTCGTCCATTTCCTCACGCTCGTTGTATTGTTCATAAATATGACTGAACTCTTCCAGTGTCAATCGGCAAAAATCTTCATATCGCAAGCCGATACAACCAAGCGCAATGCCTAACAGCTCATAGATCTCTAATTTTTTTTTGCACCTTTGTTATCAGCATCCTCTCCGCCATTCGTCTCACTGATAGCGTCTGTCCACTGCTCTAAATCTTTAGGCGTTAAGCTGTCGGCAAAATCTAACAAAGAATAATCAAACGCTATATTGTCGTGTTTACAGGCAGACACGACACAGCAATAGAGATAAGCGCATAAGTCTGAAAAATCATTACTAATCTGCGATACATCTTTGCCAGTTTCCTGCTTAAACCTTAGCATTGCACCCATTGTTTGGCGGCATGGATATTTTTTACCCTCTATTTCTATCGTTAATTGTCTCATCGCTTTTTCTTTAGTAGCCTCCCCCAGCCCCTCCGAAGGAGGGGAGGAAATGGCTTGTTTTGTTCAATGTTCAAAGTAGCCCCCCTTCTCCCCTCCTTCGGAGGGGTCGGGGGAGGCTGTCCTACTTTCCATTTGTCGAGGGACCCGATGCGCTGCTGCCTGTCGTCTTACCTGGATACACATCCGGCTCACCGGCACTCTCAAGCGAAATGCTGTAAGATGCATCATCCTGTGCGGGACTTGTTTCCTCAATAGATGCGATGATAAACTTACCTTTGACGTATGGTTTTGTGTCCTCGCCACGTCTAAATGCCGAAACCTCAACGATTGCACCCTTACCCCAGTTAGGTGCAAGCTCATCATAGCCACTCTCCGTCTCACCATAGAATCGCAAACCCTCTGCACTGATGGAGATTGAAAGTCCTGTGACGTTCTTTCCTTTCCAAAGTCCAGACGACTTACCAGCACTTGCCACAGGCTTTACAGCATGATCTTTCGTTTCGCTGTTGAATGTCAGCGTGTGGCTCGTACAATGTCCCACCGCCTTACCTGCTACGCTCAGCAACAAGTCACTACCGTTAATATACTCATTTTCCATTTTAATGTAAGTTTTTTAAGTTTATACGTTCTTTAGTTTATAAGTTCACAAGTTAAAAGTTCAATGTTCAAAGTTCAATGTTCAAAGTTTTACTCGTTCACCCTTCCGCACACCAGCGTCAGCATGCCACGCTCCACGTTCGGGATGATGTTCAGCACCTCATAAAGGTTTCCGCCAACGTGCTGAACATGCCAATGCTCCTTAATCTCATGCGCGTCCCTGATGTTGAACTCCACGCTATAGTCGGGAAAATGCTCACCAACCATCTCACTGCGCCAACCTTTTTGCTTCACACGCTCGGCGTGGATGGTGTTCACCAGCTTGTACTCAGTCTTTTCAGCACCGAAATGGTCGACATTCTGAAATGGCTGCAACACCTGCAATCGGTCACGCATCGCCCCTGCTCTCATCGTTCACCTCCTAACCTTTGGTGAGGTTTCAACAACGCCTGCACCGTGTACGGCACTTCCGACAACGATGCTGCACTCACCGCCTCACGCTGGTTATACCAATGCCCGGCAAGCAGCAAAATCGCCTGTTGAACATCCGATTTTAAACCACAGCCACTGTCAGACAGCAGTTCCACGATGCTGCGATTCGTCCAGCGGACGACAGCCGCCTCCGCCGCTTCCAAAAGAACCAGCAGATAGTCGTCGTCGTCCGTGAAGTCATCCGCGCGAACATGCTTTTTCAAAAGCTTGATGTCAGTATAAACCATTAGTTTTTCAGTTTACGAGTTCACCAGTTTACGAGTTGTCAGCTTTGCTAATCATAAAGTTCAAACCTCAAAGTTCAAAGTTCAAAGTCTTAGACTGCTTTCGCCTTACCCAGGACAAAGGCATCCTCACGCAGCGTCACTGTACCAAAACGTGAGTTCATCACAAAGTCTACCGCATTTCTACGAGCCAATGTGTATGGATCTGCGATGAAATTCATGTTGCCAAAGAAACCAGCTGCCTGGTAACTCCAGTCACCGAAACCGATGTTACCGTCACCAATAGCTGCTGTAGTAAAGACTGGATAACCAAGAATCATGTCATTTTCACAAACAAACCTACCGCTACCAGCGTCCACCTTCACATCCTGCAACTCTGCCTTCATCGATTCGTTCATAACCCAGCAAGGATTATCCATATCAACCACGCTCGATACCTTTGACAACATCTTCAACAACTCTTTGCGAGTAGGCACTGCACCAGCAAACGCTATGGCTGATTCTGCTGCTTTTACGAATGGACCAAACACCTTGCGGTCGTGCTGCTGACCGTCAGCGGCAGTGTACTTCTTATCAACACTGAACAGTGCATCGTTGATAACATCTACAATTGCGGCTGGTGCTTCGCTTTTAATCACGCTCTCCACGATGCCGTGGCTGTCTTCCAACTCTTCCTTGGTCACAGGAATAGCGATACCCAAACGATAGCCCTGCATTTCCAGCTTGCTGAAATCAATCTTGCTGTCCACCAAACGTTCAGCCTCATCGGCAAAACTGGCAATAGCCTTTCCGTGAATGGGCCAACGAAGTTTCCCAGCCAAACCGCTGCGGATATGCAAGCCAACCTTGTCATAAATCAAACCCTTGCGGATAGGCGTTAAAATTTCTTGCTCACTAACTGGTATAATGCCAGTATCTGCCAAAGCTGCGGTCGTTTGTGGTGTAACCACGGCTTCACGCATCAAAGAGATGGTCACTTTCTGATTCTTTTCCAACAAATTCTCACGGAGCAATTTGTCCGAATCAACAGGCTTGCCTTCCTCTGCATACACCTTAGCGGCTTCCGCTTGCATGCGCATCTGCAACAAGCCGTTCTCCCTACTCAATGCCTTGTACTCGGCATCCTCCTTCTCATTTCGTTCACGGCTCTCTGCCTCACACGCATCCGCAATTGCGTTGATACGTTCACAATTTTCTTGGTATTTGTTCACCAAGCTTCTAATGTTCAGTTTCTTCTCTTCCATTTTCTCAAGTTTATAAAGTGATTAATAAGTTTGTTAGTTTTTAAGTTAATGAGTTCACCAGTCGAAAGTTCAATGTTCAAACCTCAAAGTTCAAAGTTTGCAACTGCTCTCATCTCCTTCACCTGCTCACGCACCTTGCTCAAGTCTTTCTCGTCCTTTCGGCACGCATTGACAATCTCCCTGCCAATTGTTTCACAACTGGTGTCGGGATAAGCCGGGTCAGCTGCCAAGGTAAAGTCGTAGATTCCCGTGAACGCTATCACAGTATTTGTAGCACACTCACGACCGTTTTCACGCTTCACCTCCACAGCCACATAGTCCTTATCTCCATAACAAGTACTGAACATAAAGCTGCAACCGCAAAGGTCACCACGCTTCACCAGTTCAAAAGCCTTGTCGCCATCGCAAGTGTCGGGAACTTCAAACTCAAACCGAACGCCTTTATCGTCAACGCTGTAGCTGAGGGAACCCTCACCATGGTTGCTGCGAGCCAAAATCAACTGACGGTCGTGAAACATCGTCATCTTGATGTCCTGCTGTCGCAAAAACTCTTCCGTTACCGCACGCTTGCTGATAACCTCACGCACCTCCATGTTGCCGTCCTCGTACAACACAGCCGAAGGCGTGTCGAATAAGATGGCATACCCACTGATCGTGCGTTTCGATTCACCTTCCACGCTTTCACGAATCTCCAAAGGAGTGGACGTGAACAATTCCCGTCTTAACTTTTTCTTTTCCATATTTCGTTATCCTGTTACCAATCCATTATTGACAAATTTCAGAAATTTGTCTTTATCACATCTCCGCAAGCCTCTATTCAGCACCGCCGCCGCTCAAGCTCGTGTCGTCAATCGATTTCAAGTTGGCCGAAACCAGCACTACGTCACCACCATCTACTGGTCGTTTATTCTCTTCCTTACGCCACTCATTCACCGTGTACAAACCTGTGGCTATCGTATCGGCCTGATATTTTGCCTTGCTTTCCAAATCACATGCATAAAGCGCACGCCGATCAAAGGCAAACTTCCTGTTCCCAACCAAACTTGGCGACACTAATTTCCGCAAGAACTCAAGCTCTATCTGCCTGAGTATTGGGTTTAGCGTCGTGGACAAAAACGCCACGTTCGCCATCTCAGCTGATTTATAGTTGTTACTCGTATCGTCAAACACAAAACTTGGATGAACGCCAAAGAAGCGGCAAATCTCACGAACGGTAAACTTGCGGCTCTCCAGGAACTGCAAATCGGCCGAACTCATCGTTATCTGTTTGAAATCAACCATACCCGGAAGGCTCACGATGCGCTGACCGCTTCTGAATTTCGCATCAACGTCTATGGCAGCTTTGTCCAATTCTTTATCTTGATATTCACCAAGCCCGGTAACGCTTCTGTCGTTCGACAGCAAGCCAGACACGTTACCGCCATTCTTGAATCGATTGCTGGTTTCTGCATCTCCAGCTCTGGCAATGGACAAAGTCATGCGGGCGTAATGCAACACGCTCATGCCACTCTTTCCATCAATACTCTGTCCTTTGAGATGTATCACTTCATCTTCGCCGTAAGTACCGCTTAGTCCGTTCACAGCATCGTTTACCGTGTAGATGTCGTGTTGTGTGTCATGCATCACAGAACCACGGCTGCACAGCACAAGCCGCTCAACGCTCATGCTCACCGCACTATATACAGGCACTATGTATGCGTTGCCTGTGAGCAAAAGCTCAGACACGGCATCACGCCAAAAATCAAAAGCATTGTAAGTGTTGTCTGGTTGAACGGTCAGAAGATAATAAAGTGAATCATCCGTCATGGGCTCAAAAACGCCATTCTTTCGCCTAAGGTACTCAAAAGGCAAGTTCGCCACGCTCTTGCTCAAAAGCGAAACACAGCGATAAACGGTGGCTATGGACAATGCCGCACCAGACGATGGAAAATAGTCCGACCCGAGAAAAATTCCCTCACGGGGCGAAAAAGGTGAGGAGGTCGGCTCGCCAGCCGCTCCTTCACCTCTCCTGAAAACATTCTTGAATAATTTACCTAACCTAAATACCATGAAAAGAATGCAAAATCTATGTAGTTACCCATACACAAATATACTATTTTTCTACAATACCAGCAAGAAAAATAGATAATATTTTTGATTTATTTTGCATGTTTTTCTACCGCTCGTATCGGTAAAGCTGACCAAGCGTCATCAGCATGGTAATCGTACCGTCGATCTTTTGATTCTGCGATACTTTTACCGGCTTTTTATTTTCAAGGTTATCCTCCGACAACACGCAGTTGCATAGACAAAACACGTTGATGGGGTTGTCATTCATCACGATCTTGGGTGGGTCTGCGTATGCCAGCATTTCAAAGCTCTCCACAGGCAAATTAAAGTTTCCATTCGTCTGACCATACGGCTGGATAATGCTCTTTCCGCCGATGCTCAGCAGAATGCTGGTTAAATCTTGAGCCTTGTAAGCGTCATAGCCAATGCGGATGATGCGCACACGCTTAGAACGAGCAAGGATATCATCGGCTATCATCCGCACGTCAATACAGCTGCCGGCGCACAGCTTCAAATACCCATCCTTGTGCCAGCGTCTATACAACTGCTCGTTTGGATGCCCGGGGAGCGCACCCTCGGGGAAATAATAGTCCGTATGACAATAGAAACGTTTTGTGCTGCCTGAGTAGTAAGTGTAGCTCACCGCACTGAAATCATCATGCACCGACAGGTCATAAGCCACCGCACAAAGCGGCATGCCTTTCAAGTGGTCTATATCAAACTTACCCAACAGCGTCTGCGCTTTTTCGTAGGTAAACCAACGCTCTTTGGCACTAATGGCAAAAACGTTGAGCAGTTTTGTTCTAAATGCAACCATATTCTCATCCGAGAGTTGCGCTGTTCTATATTCCTGTTCATAATAGTCAGGGCGAACAGTCACACCCAAGTGCGGCTGAACCTTCGCCCATGTTTTTGGGTCGCTTTCATCATCCCAGGCATCGGGCATGAACAAGCTCGCAAATATTGTGTCGTTTTCCTGCTCACCTTCCAGCACTTTTTTCACACCTTCCAGCTCATGGGCGAACGGCCCATCTACCACTTCACTGGCAGTGGTGATGATGACCAGCAGCGGATTTACCCTTGGCCCCATAGACGTGGTCAGCACGTTTCTCAAGTCAGCACCGTTCTTTCCTGCTGTGTTGCGAGCTTGAGCATATTCGTCCATGATAACCAAACTCGCAAACAAGCCGTCTTTGGTCTTGGCATTGGCCGTCAGACACTGAATGAAACTGTGACGATGGCGTCCTTTGAAGGTAATCTTTTCACGGTTAACCTGAAAATTTTTCCCGTCACCGTCAAGGTCAAACATGATATTGCGTACCTCATCGAAGCAAACCTTGGCTTGGTCGTAACTGTTTGCGCCTACATACGCTTGAGCATTGTCATCGCCAAACAGCATGTCATACACTGCCATGGCAGCCGCCGAGGTGGTCTTGCTGAACTTCCTCGGAACAAAGATATATGCCGTCCTACACAACCTCCTACCGTCAGGTAGCGCAAAACCGTAGATGTTAGCAAACTGAAAACATTGAATTGGTGTTAGCTTGTAATGCTGCCTACCTTGCAAACCGCTGAATCGCAAAGCGTGGTAAAACTTGAAAAACCTACGCACCCTGCCTACCTTGAACGAGTACTTATCCAGCAACGCAAAAAATCGCTTTACAGCCAACAATTCGTACACATTATGCCCGTCAGGATTAGACGCCACTTCATCTAAATACGAAATAAGGCCATTTCCTGCCTCTGCGAGCGACTTTCTATGCCTCTCCCTTACAACTGCCCACCGTTCCAAAATAAAAGCCACCACGGCCTTCTTTTGCGCTTTTTTGATATTTATCTCTGTATCGTTCATCCTGACGTCTCTCTTAGTTTAGCCCTATTGGCCTTATTAGCCCTATCAGCCTTATCAGTTAGTCTCCTATACTTCTAACTTCTTCCAACAACGAAACAAGTTTGTCCGAGCTTTCATTCTTTGTCACTTCCTTGCTGTCCGTGTTCATGCCCAATGCCCGCAACGCTTTCTGTGTCTGCTCCAGCACGTCAAGGTAAAGTCTTTCCATCGGGTTAACCGACATCCGTGTGTTTCCTTCCCGGCTATACTCAACGTGAATGGGCGAGTACTCCGATGAAGATATTTGCGTCATCAATACACTTCCACGTGCCAACAGATTTGCGGCAATCTCTATTTGTGGGTCAAGCATGGGCGAATATTTTCCTTGCTTCTTCAATCTGTTCACAAGCCGCTGTTTTGCGTTTCTTGTTTTCGTGCTGATGATGCGTTCCGTGATCACTGGTAGCTTTTGTTCTAGCATCTTAGCGTCGTTGCTTTGACTGGCATTTATGCTTTCATCCTTTGCTGTTGCATTGACGGCGTTCGCTTTTTCTGAATATCCTAAATTCTTACCCTTTGTTTTCAGATAGAAGATAATTGCGGTCGTGTCTCCTGCATCAATCTTTGATAAAAGTTTAGATTCAACAAACTCCTGTTGCATGATGTCAATACCTTCTACCTCGCTTCTAAAATCGTCATCTTCTTTTATCCAGCGATAGAACGTGTCCCTGCTTATCCTTACCTGCATACAAGCTGCGGAAATAATACCTCGGCTCAGCATGTAAGCCTTTATAAATTCTTTCTTTTTTTCTTCTTTGTCTTTCATTTCTCAAAAGATTGAATTTCATCATCAAGCGGTTTCTCACTTTGAAAAAAGCCAGCCACACCGTTATCCGCTGCTCCGATATTTTCAAAGCATGAAAAACCAAACCCGTCTGTTTTCGTCAAAAAGCATGAAAAACCAAAACCGTCTGTACTTGTTAAATTACCGTTATCCCCTGTGTTTTCAAACATCTTTATCTTTTTTTTATTGAACGATTCAACCTGCAAAAATGCGCCAAAAATTTCCCCCAACAGCCCTCCAAACACCTCGCGTGTGGAAATGGGTGTAGGCGGGGTTTAATGGGTACCCCCTGTCTTTTTAAAAACGGCCCCCGGGGGTATAAAGTTACAAAAATTTCTTGACAAACTGTTGTAAATGTTCCTCCGCCCTCTGTTTTGCCAACTTCCTGCCGCCTCGACCAAGCTCGACGTGTGTCTTTACATGGCAGTCGTGGCATAGCGACATCAAGTTATGATAGTCGAAGAGTAGCCGTTCTTTATCTCTCACCGTCATCGCACTTTCCACTGGCACGATATGATGTACCTCTGTCGCCGCTGTTATTCTCCCTTCTATTTTGCACCGCTCGCAAAGTGGGTTGGCAGTCAGCTTATCGCGTCTTAACCGCAGCCAGCGTGCCGTGTGTATCATTCGTTTGTAGTCTTTATCCTTGGCCATGTTCTTTACAAATTGGTTTTATCTGGTGTTCAACATATTTTCTCAATTTACTGCAATACCTTCCGTTGATGCAGTTCATGCCATACTCGCAGGTGAGGCACTCACAGGCTGTCTTTCTCTGTTGCATGTTCTCTCTCTTTCTCTTTTCGTTGATATTCTTCCCACGATATGCAGCCACGCATCTGTTGTTCCCTTGCCTGATCTTCCTCTATCTTCCGCTGTCTGTGGATGGCGTCGCTGCGCTCGTTGCAAAACTTCTTGATGCAGTCGAGGATAATCATGGCATCGACGCTGCCATAGAACCGCCCGTATTGTCCAAACTTGAATCGACGGAAGTATAGCATCACCTCTGTTACCTTGAGGTAGCCGTAGGCATTCATGATGAGCTGTGCCGTCTGTTTTACCTGGGTACTGGTAAGCTTACTCTTTAGCTTGCAAAACTCAGACAGGTCAACGATTTGGTAGATGAGCCATTCTTCTGTTGTCCGCTGTCCGTATGCCTTGCTCACCTGTGCGAGCGTGGGTGCCGTGCCGAAGTGGCATCGCTGCTCATCGTTTGTATAGGTGATTTGGTTGTTGACATGAAACGTTTGCAGGAATCTGTTTTTATCTCCATACCTTGCTACCAGCTCGCTTGGCTTTACCTCAACTACTTGGCTGCTGATGTTTATGTGATTATCCTTTGCCGCTTCTGAGGTCTTGAATGAGTTTTGCATACGATTGCAGTCGCTGTTGCTTGGCCGCTTCATCCTCGCCATAGCAGTTTGTAGCGGCTGTGTGATATTGGTCGTTCCCATTTTGATATTGTTTTGCTGTTTTTGTCCGTATTCTTAGCCAGTCGAAAAAATGGCTCTTGAAGTCTTTGAAGTCCGTGTGTGTCTTTTCCTTTACTTTCATCTCATCGCAAAAGTTTGTGAGCTGCTCGGACAGGAAGTTGTCGTCAATCTTCAGTACCATACACATTCGCTCACGGTCTGACTGATTGTTCAATATTTCCTTTGCATAGCTGTCCGTCTGACTTTCTTTTTCTTGCTTGTTTTTTGTTTCTGTTGTGGTGTGTGTTTTGTTATCAATTTCACTATCACTTTTATTATTATTAAGTAATACGTTAGTATTACATATATAAGGTGTAACCGTTAACATTTTGTTAATGGTGCATTGATTTTTTGTTAATGGTGCATTAACATTTTGTTTATGGTGCATTAACATTTTGTTAATGGTTAAGTATATTTTTTGTCCCTCTTTCACCTCCTTGATAATAGTTTTTTTTTCTTGTAGCGAGTTCAAACATCTACACACATGAATTGTCGTCATCGCTGTTCTATTTGCCAAATACTCCAACCCGGTGACCATGGTCTCCCCGTCTTTGCAAAATGAGTAGATAATGGCATACAACAGCAGCTCGCTGCCTTTGAGCCGCAAGTCGGTAATCATCCAGTCGTAGACGGTGAAATATTCTTTTGTTTTCCTCTTTTGTTTCATGGATATTATATGCTGAAATCAACCACCATTCCACGGTGTGCTGCCACCACTCGCTTGCCTGTTGCCTTACGCATCTCACGCACAAACTTTCGCTCATCGCCATTGCCAGCCGATAGGTGGATGAGTACGATTTCCCGTGTCTGCCTGAGGTCTATTCGTTTGGCTGTCTTCACGGCTCGCTGTATGCTCATGTGGCTCATCTTGATACGGTCTTTGAGAAATGGCTCTAGCTTGCTACGGTACAGAATGTAATTGTCATAGTTAGCTTCAATCATCCAGTGGTTGATGTTGGCAAAGTCATACGGTTTAATTTCGATACCGTTTTCCGTCATCACCTCACGACTAAAATCGGCGCAATCGGTGAAGAAACACACCCTGCCGCAATCATCATGCTCGATAAGAAAACCGCATATCGGACAGCGAGTGCCGTCGGTGTTGTAATGCACCAGCGGAAACGGCAACACTTTGTAGCCGCCTATCCACCACCACCTGCCAACCTCTATCGGAACGGCAAACGGCACACGCAATTTGCAATGATTAAGCACCTCGGGAAGCGAATACACCTTAAAGCCCATGTCCTTCATCTGCCTGGCATATCCAGCATGGTCAGCGTGGTGGTGGCTCACCAGCACACCAACCACTTTTGTCGTGTCCCAGCCCAATGCTCTCCGTGCCTCGTTGTCGAACGGCACGCCAGCTTCGATGATAAGTGCTTCATGCTTGTTTTGAAGTATGTACATATTTCCGCTACTGCCACTACCTAACACGACTAAAGACATGCTATTGCCGTACAAACTCTTTACATCAACGTCCATAACTCAATGTGTTTAGTTGACAAGGAGATGAGTTTTAAGTTTACCAGTAAATGGCTATCAACTCGTGAACTCGTAACCTTGTCAACTCGTTAACTAAAAAGATTCCTTAAATCGGGCATGCTCTTACGCTATTTGCCGCTGTGACATCCTCGCTTGCCGCTGTTGCCGCTTCTTCAAAGTCATCATGATGTTCATCCAATCTCGCCGGCTGGATTTCCGATTCACTGACAATCTCTATCGTTTCATCGTCATCGTGCTGCTGCATGGTTTCTTTTGCTTCTTCCTTGTAGCCGTCTTCTGTACTGTCAAGTTCAATCTTGCAAGCCCTTGCAATGACCGTTTTCTTTGCCATTTGGTCGGTGAAATTTCTGTGTGCACCGCTGCCACCTTTCATGGACCCTTGTTCCCATGCCTTACGAATCATGTCCATGGTCATCACCTCAAGACGTTTCGAGCCGTCCTTGTTCATCACCACGGCGTAAGCACCTACTATTTTTGAATTGTCAATGTTTGCCAAACTTGTTTCATGCTTCACTAATTGTAACAAGCCGTCATTGTCCACCGTGTACACAAAGTTGTCTTTCTCGTACACCACCTGTGCATTGACGCTCGCAATGTCTGTGTCGCGCTTTGCTCGCATCAGCTTGCCAGTGTATCTTTCCCAAAATGTGAGTTGATTGCCTGTCGGGATAAAATAACAATGCTGCATTGGATGCTCGCCACGCACCACCATCGCCAGCAGACAGCTGGCGATGCTTTTTTTTGTGCACGCATCTATAACATTTTTTCCTTCTTTTGTCTTGATTGTCTGCAAATACAGCAATGCATCTTTTAGCGCATTTCCTGCATTGTAGCCATCCGGCAACTTTAGCATTGTCCACTTTTGCAGCTTTGTTACTCTGTCAAACACCTCTTCGGCGATGTCGTTGTACAACTTTTTGGTAGCTGTCTTGTTTTCCGATACCAATTGTGTTTCTACCACTTGATTTTCTTTTGTCGTTTCCATTGTTTTGTAAGTTTATAAGTTATTTTAGTTTACGAGCCGTAGTTCTCCAGCCGTCTTTGTTCCCCTCCTTTGGAGGGGTTAGGGGAGGCTCTTAATTATTGTTAGTTTTTCGTCCATGCTCACTACCAATCTTATCTGCTGGCACTCAGTAGGCAGAATGTGGTTACAACTTTCCGCATTGTCGATGACGATAGGCGCAAAAACATCGTTGTATCTGCTCATGGCTTTTATCAAGTCAATGCCAGCGTTGATTTTTTCGCTGTTGGATAAGTCGTTATATGGCACACCGTGCATCGTCATCACGCACGTTGGTCTTGTTGAGCCGTTGAGCAACGTCTCAAACATACTGAACCTCACCAAGTCGAAAAGGCCGTTCACCCTGTTTTCCAAGTCCTTAATCATGGCGTTTTCAAATCTGTTTGCCGTGTAGTCTTTGCTTTCCAACTCTGTGAGCTGCTGGTTTAATGTCCGCATCTGTTCCGATAGTTCTTCAATACGTTCAGTACGCATCGCAATCAAATTTTCACGTCCAAGATCTGCTTTCAGTTGGTCACGCTGCTTTTGCAAGTCTGCTTTGTTTTGTAAGATAATCTGATTGTCACCGCTACCCATTACCTCTGCTGTCATGATGTTTAATTGATGCGTCAGCTGCTCGCGCTCGCTTTCCAGCTCTGCCCACCGATCGTCATCTTCCGCCTTGCATGATACAACCGTTTCCTGCCTTGCTTCATCCAATTGTCGCTCGGCCGCTGCCTGTTGTTCTTTCAGCGTTTCCAGCTGCAACCTGCCGTCAAACAACGCTGCCTCAGCACGCCGTTTCCGCTCTTTTATATTGGTCACCTCTGCGTCAAGTGCGTCTTGTTTTGCCATGTGAGCGTTCATCCAGCGGTCGTTGGCGTCTTTCTTCAATCGTTCCACGTCAATCACTGGCAACGGCTGTCCACATGTAGGGCAAGTTTCTTTGGTCGTGTCCCACTCAAACGTTTCCGCTTCCACTTCCTGCCACCGTTTTCTGAAATCGGCTGCGTGCAGTTCAATGCTCTGCAAATCCTGCTCGTAGCGTTGTATCTCATCGGCTTTTCTGTCAATATTTTTACTTATGTCTTTTACTTGATAGTCCAAGTCGGCAACCTTATCGTCATGCAGTTTCGCCTGTTTCCTGTTTTCCGCATCAATGCGATATGTGATTGCCTGTTGCTCTTTTTCTATCTCTCCGAGCTGTCGTCTGATTTCAGCACGCTGCTGTTGATGCTGTGTTACGGCTGCCGTGCTGTCAAGCAATTGCTCGTCATACTTTTTTATGGCTCCCTCTATCTCAGCAAGCCGTTTCCGCATGGCAGAAAAGTTTGTCCCAGCATCTTGCAGTTGCTGCCTCATTTCCTCGTTTTCCGTGATTCGTTCTGGTAGTGCCGACAGACTTTCTTTTACCTGCTTCATCTGATACGACAGATGCTCACGGTAGGCTTTTATATCATCACCGCCAATCTCTTTCAACATTTCCGCAAAGTCCTTGTCACCTGCCGCCACTTGCTCAGGTGATGTTTCGCCTACCATTTTCACCAACAATGCCCGCTGCTGGTCAGCTGTCAAGCTGTTGAAGTATTGTGGACTGGTGATTGCCTTGAAAAGATTCTCGGAACAAATCGCGTTTATTTCCGCTTGATAATCTGTGAGCGTCAAGCGGCGGTCGTTGATGAAACACTCCACCGTGCTACCTGTCAACTCGCCTTTCTTGTTTGTCACACCCTTGCGAACTTTCCGCAACGCATATACATGCTCGTCCACCGCCATGGTCAGCTCCACCACGTTTTCGAGGTTGGGTATAATGTTATTTTCTTTGTCTTTCGGACTGATACCGAATTTCGTCTGTCCCTCGCTGTTTTTGCCAAACAGCACCCACATAATAGCGTCTGCCGTGGTGGTCTTTCCCGTGTGATTTGCACCCAAGATGTTCGTCACGCTCGCATCGTAGTTAACCTCAAGTTCCTCTATTCCTTTGAAGTTCTTGATTACTAATTTTCTAAACGTTATTTTCATTTTTCTTTCCTAATTGTTTAATAATTTGTTTCTCACTCTCCGACAGCTCCAACACAATGGCTTCAGCTTCTTCGGCTTCCTCCTGGGCAGCTCTCTTCTCATCTATTCTTCTCTCAGCCGCTTCCTTCTCCGCCGTTGCTCTGGCAGACAGTAAAAATCCTTTACCGAAGATATTCATATCCCACTTTTTTTGCGATTGTAGCTGTGATATTTGATAGCAATCTTCTTTTATGATTTTTAAATCTGTCCAGCGGGCTATTTTTCTCATATTCGGTGTGGTAAGCACGTTATCAGGATAGATGATTTTTTGTTGTTTAGTCTTTTTCTCTTTCTTTTGTTCATTTGCATTTTTCACGGCTATGTGCAGCTTATGGCAGCACCACAGTCGAAGATTTCCAAAAAGATTCGATACAAACGCTGTATTTATGACAGCTCCATTATGATACTTCACAATTACAGCACACATGATGTAAGTAACATCAATATCTTTTCGCCCAGAAATGCTCGCCGATGTCAACCCTTGCGCAGGTGCGAACAAGAAGAACTTCACACCCTTGACGATGTAGAAGGTAATAATCTCCGCGAGTATCGAAAACGGTGGGTTGTCAACTACCACGCAGTCTTCGTGGTAATCCTCCGACTGGTAGTCGCCGCCTGGGTAGAACGGTCGCATGATTTCCTTCCCCTCCAAGTCCACCTCGCCTCTGAGCCACTCCAGCACCGCCTCATAAACTGGTTGAGGCGTATAACAATCATCCGTGGTTTTTTCTTTATTTTTGTCAAACTTGGCCACAAAGGCATCGTAGTCTTCATATATCTCCTTCCTACTTTTCTTCTTCGGTAGTTTGCGTGTAGGCAGCATTTCATCGTCTTCAAATAGTTGCAGTTGTTCCATTGTCATTTTTCTTATTTCTTTCTATATTTAATCCACCTTTTCAAACGTGTACGCATCCACCCATGGGTTGCAATCCAAAGTTCATTTGCTTTCCTTTTTTAGTTCCTCGATAAGTGCGTCTGCCCACTGTAAGCAAGTTTTAATGCTTATACATGCCGCGTATCGGTCGAATGAGGATGCAATTATATCTCTCGCAATCTCGTATCTTCGTTGCTCCCAGTTGATAGATTGAGCGTCTGTAGTATTAATAAACTCTATCTCTTTGTCATTAAATGTACGTTGGCGGTAAATTCCATCGCTACCATAATATTGAACCGTTCCCTTTTTTTTACTGAAAGCTGTAATCGTTACTTCCTCTCCTGTTTTTATTATTCTTGCTTTCATATCATTTTGTTTTATCTAAAACCAAACCACCATTCAAAACGTGTTGTATCATACTTTCGCCACCTTTTAGCATTCCCTTGAAAGAAGGTCTGCGAAATTCAAATACCTTGATGTCTTTAGGAAACGTATCTTTCCGATATGTTTTCAAGTGAGTCATTGTACCACCGCACTCGCAATTTATACAAAATGGCGTTACACCTTTGTCTGCACAGGTGGTAAATACTTCCTTGTGGCATACTTCGCACACATAGCCATAAACTTCGTCACGGCCATCGTAACACTTAATGTTTGCGATGTTGCTATACATTTTTTCAAGTTCTTTTCTTTTCATATCATTCAGTTTTAATTCACTTATTAAAATTATTCTCGCACCACTCGTAGAATGATGTTGCTATTTTCTCTATGCTGTCGATGGACTGATTCTTATACGAAAGTTCCATGTCTATTCTATCTATCTTGTCCGTGCTAACTAATATTGCTACGGTTATTCCATAGTCAGGGAATCTATCATCATTTCTACTCTTTTTGTAATCCGTGTAGTCCCATACAGCAAATTCAATCTGGTATGGTGAATTATTCCACTCACTCTTACATGGTATCGGTGATTTGAACCATCCGTAATCCTCATTAGTGTGTCCATTGTGGTACTTCTTGTAGCCTCGCCTTTCAAGTTCTGATTCGAGGGTGTTGTATTGTTCTTTCGTCATTGTTATTCCGTTTTAATAAGTTCTTGGTCTTCGTGTACGTTTCCGATGACAACCAATCCGCACTCGTTAACCCATTGCTGATAAAATGCGATTGTAACGTCTGGTTTAGGTACTGCAACAAACTGTGAATATTCTTCATGGTATTGTATGATATAGGGGTAGGCCTGATTAACTATGATGTCTCCTTCAAATATTTTCACCCCTTTTGCGTCTTTTATCCCAGTGTACTGACCCACGCTGTCAGCTTCTACCACATAGTCCTCGTAGAATGCCAAATCGTTCACGAACGCACCAGGCGCAATAAAATGCTCTCCACCATTCACTACGTAGTAGCCGTACAGCCACCGTTTGTTCTTCTTGTTCCACCCGCGGAAAAGTATCTCTCGTTTTGCCATTGTCTTATTTTTTAGTTATTACTCCACTTTCAATCTCTCCCTCATATATTCTCGCATCGCCACAAACTTTAGCATCGCCATGTACCCGAGCATTGCCAGATACCAAAGCATCGCCATAAACCAAAGTATTGCCAGATACACAAGCATAGCCAAATACCCGAGCATTGCCAGATACCAAAGCATTGCCAGATACCAAAGCATCGCCATAAACCAAAGTATTGCCAGATACACAAGCATAGCCAAATACACAGGCATTGTCAGATACCCAAGCATTGTCAAATACCCGAGCATTGCCAGATACCAAAGCATTGCCAGATACCCAAGCATCGCCAAATACACAGGCATTGTCAGATACACAAGCCTTGCCAGATACACAAGCCTTGTCAGATACACAAGCATAGCCATATACCCGGGCATTGCCATGTACCCAAGCATCGCCAAATACACAGGCATTGTCAGATACACAAGCATTGTCAGATACACAAGCATCGCCAGATACACAAGCATCGCCAAATACACAGGCATTGTCAGATACACAAGCATTGTCAAATACTCGAGCATTGCCAGATACCCAAGCATCGTCAAAAAACCAACAAGCACCCTCATGGGATAAGTTCTCTTCACTTTCCACATATCCGCCCTTGTCGCCTTTCTTCACATCTGCAAAGTCTTTCAACGCTTCTATTCTGTGTAAAGTTGTGCCATTTACCATGATGGTATCATTCTCCAATAGTCTGTATTTCTTTTCCATTGCAGTTTATTAGTTTACGAGTTAATAGTTTACAAGTTCACAAGTTGATAGCCTTGCCAATCTCAATGTTCAATGTTCAAACCTCAATGTTCAAAGTAAACTAAGTTCAAAGTTCCAGTTTTTCAGTTGCGGCAAGCAAGGCTTTGGTGATTCGTGACAACAAATTCCTTGCATGCACTACGCGTGTGTCTTTTCGTTCTGATGTGTGTTGCGTATAGTCTGACAGCAACTTCTCCACGATTGCCAGCTCGCCCCATTCTGTTATTACAACTTTTTCCGTCACATCTGCTACAGTTCCTTGCGTCTCATTGTCGTTTTTGCTTTTATAGCCGTTGCTTATTTTGTTTGTTTCCATAGCTTTACTTGTTTCTTTTCCTATCTTTCAACTCATTAACACGCTTAGTAGCTGTCACCAATTTTTCAATAAAGTCGTCCTTATTGACACCGAATTTCACTGCTATCTCAGACATTTCTGACAAAAAATACGCTAATGAAGTTATAAATACTGGTAGGCGCATTACAAAGCCATTATCATCAAAAACACTCATCAAGTTCTGATACAATTTATTAAAATCTTTAAATTCTGGCTTCGTGAGTACCTTATCGTTTGTTTCCATTGCTTTACCTGTTTTTACCATTTCCCAATTGTTCTGCCTTCTGTTTCATTACATACAGTTCGCGCGATAGTTTATCCCTTTCAGCCCTAGCTTTGCCTATCTCCACATAGCTGCATATCACCGCAGCGAAGACGACAACGAATAACGCCACAAATGGGTAACGCTTGATGAGCCGCTTAAAGAAGTGCAGCATGTCAACCGCAGCCAGACACAGGTTCTTCACCGCCTTGCAGACGTAAATGCCGCACAGCATGAGGTGGTCGTCCTCGTACTTATTTTCGTAAAATGTGATGGTTTTCATAGGCCGTATTTTTCAATCAGTTCGTTGTACTTTTCCTCATACGAGCATACGCCATACTCTGCATACAATCTCGCTATATCCCTTATCCGTGCCTTTGCCGCCAAATTGCAGTGGCAACGCATCGCCGTTTCCAGGCGATTTATCAGTTCCAATTCCAACTCTTTCATAACTTACTTTTTTATGATTGTTACTTACTTATCCGTTCTTGGCGCATCGCTTCAAAAACCTTTCTACGTCTTCCTTACGATATCGTAGGGATCCACCGATTTTCACGGCCGTAAGCGTACCCTCTTTCCGCAAACGCCAAAGGGTGGCGGTCGATAGCCCAAGCCGCAACGCCGCATCGCCCGTCGTCATCAAGCTGATGTCGCCGTCATGCCTTCCTCCATAAACCCCATCGAGCATCTTCCTGGCCACGTCCTCGGCGAACGTACGCAAGTCGCCTGCCGTGAGCTGCACCACCGTCTCATCGTCCATGCCGGGCAGCCCGTCATTCAAATATTTCAAGTCATCTTTCATGTCGTATTAAGTTTATAAGTTCTTTAGTTTACAAGTTTTCAGTTCACGAGTTGATAGTCCATATTCACCAGTATTCCCCTCCTTTGGAGGGGTTAGGGGAGGCTCTCTATCACTCCCGCCAGCCAAAACGTCACCAGCAAGAATGCCACCAGCAACAAGTTACTCATCACCACCTCACCGTTCGTGCATCGCTCGCCCGTGATCTTTGTGTAAAATCCGTTAGGCCTTACCGCCCATTTCATTATCTTCTGTTTCATGTCTTACGATAGTTTACAAAGAGCCTCCCCCTGCCCCTCCGAAGGAGGGGAGTAGAAAGACTGTCTTTTTGAGTTTACGAGTTTACCAGTTGATAGCGTTCTGCCTGCCTGTATCCCCCTCCTTCGGAGGGGTTAGGGGAGGCTGCCGTCTCCCTCTCTATCACTGGCAGCACACCCACCTCTTTCAGTGCGTCATACAAAAACAACCTGCCACGCTGTGTCCATTCCGTCACCATGCAAGTGTACGGCCGTCCGTCACGATGCGTCAGGTTCAGCGTGCGGCTGTGTACATACCCTTTTGCCTGATGTGTTGCGTACAATATCCACTGACCGTTCACCTTATGCTGCACCCGCATGTCGGCCAGCTTCCTGTTCAGTGCCATAGCACTCATGCCGTAGTCCTGTGCTATCTGTGTGGTCGTCACGGTGCCGTTGCTTTGCAGTATGGTGTTCAAGTAGTCGTTGCCCTTGCGCATGTCGCTTATCAGCACGTCTTTCTGTTTCGCTTCCGCTTCTAATTGTCTGATGCGTTCGTCCCGTTTCCGTATGGTAGCCTCGCCAATGCGCAACGCTGTCGCCATGATTTCCTCATCCGTCATCTGAGCATTGGCGGCAATGTAACCGCCTGTCTTACGAATGGTGGGCAGCACCTCACCGCACACCCAGTCTTGAAACGGCTCTGCCTGTGGCTTGTCCGAACGCATGATCACCTTGTAGAGGTTTTGCTCGGAGATGAAAATCATGTCCATTTTCTGAATCGCTGGCGTTCCGTCTTTCTTTATGCCGGTCTGCACCCCTACTTCAATTGAACTGACCCCGGGGGTCTTCAACCTTTTTCTCGTTTCCGATATGTTGGAAAGTTCCAACACTCTGCACACATCTGACAAACAAAACATCGGTTCATCGGCTGTCCCTGCTGTGCGAATTTCCCCGAACGTGGGGTTGGTAAAAATCGTAATTGTCGTTTCCATGTTTTCAGTATTTTTTTTATTATATTTGCAATTGTCTAACTAAAAAAAATGTTATTATGAAAGTAGATGAACAAAAAGTAAAAGACTATTTGAAGTCTAAAAACATCTGTGAGTGTCCGTTATGCCATGCTAAAAACAGCTTTGGCGTTGTTGAAAATGTCGCACCTATTCCTCTTCCTTTTGATTTAGGTAATGATTCTTATATGTTCAGTGAAAAATTCAGGCATCTTCCAGCTGTATTGTTAGCTTGCGGAAACTGCGGTTGCATTCAATTTTTAAGCACAAAGGTTGTAGGCTTGTAAATAAAGCCTTACCTTCCACAGTTAAACCTTTTGTAGTAGTCTCAATTCCTGCACTTTGGCTGTCATTGTCGTTTTGGCTTTGGCAGCCTTTGTTTGTTTTGTCTGTTTTCATAATCATATTCTGTTTTTTAATGGAGGGCGCACACCTATGAAGTAAAATTTGTCTAACTTTCAAAAAATGTATGCAGGCGTGCCGCCCCTCCGTATTTTTATTTATCTTTGCATTTGTCTAATTTTCAAAACTTTTATATGATGGGAAATCAAAAATTCAAAATCAAAGCCGAAGAAATATTGCAACATCTTGAAGCAGAATATCAAAAAGAAGCGCAAACCAACTTCACAAACGACAAAACCTCATATTATGAGATAAACAGAGATATTGAATATTTGCTGTTTGCATTTAATCCCGACCTTCCATTATTAAAAGATTTCCAAACATTCAGAAGTGACAACACGCTCACTTATGGACTCATAAGAAAAGAGTGTTTTGAGCAATCTAAACAGTTTCTTCTTTACTTCCTGGAATACTTGGAAGAATACTGCGATATATCGTAGGAAATTTCTCCTTGATGTATTTCTTTTCTTTTTGAGTTAAATACAAGAAGTCCTCTTCAAGTAAAGCTAAGCGTGTATTGATAATCTCTCGTAATATGCGCTCGGGTAAATCTTGAAGTTTGTGTAACTGATACAACGAAACATCTTTCAGTGTCACGTCAAAGGTTACTTTATTATATTGTTCGCCTTTGATTGCTAAATCATCTTTTATCGTAATTGAATATTCCATTATTTGACCCTTTCCTTATTATTATTTGTTTATTAGTTATTCGTTATTCGTCCCTTTCACCGCTCTCCTCCAGCTGTCTGACCTCCTCCCCTTCGGGGAGGTCGGGAGAGGCTCCTCCCTTTCCTACTCCACCCTCGTCACTTTCGTTTCGTTAGCGTCATAGTCCGAGCGTGTGCTGTATTTCCGTCCAAACCGTTTGCCAGCATTCCAAGCCATCGACTTGATGCTGCACATCCTTGAAAAGTCAACGCCCTTATACAGCAGCTGGTCGCCAACGAACATGTTTTCAAAGTGAGCGATGCTTGGTCGCTCGTTCAGTACTTTTTCCGTCATCTTCATTGTCCTTTCCTTATCATTAGTTGTTTATTAGTTATTCATTTGTTATTCATTTGTATCTGTATTCCCCTCCCTCGGAGGGGTTAGGGGAGGCTCCTGTTTCCTTTTGTTTTATTGTTTTATTTACTTTTTCTGTTAAAAAGTTTGGTAGCAAAGCACGCAATCATTATATTTGTAATTGAAAAAAGTTTTAAGCGAGATATAACGAGTGCAAACTTGCGTGCGCTTGCTACCGCACTTTGTTTTATTGTTTTATTGACGATGCAAAGGTAGTGCATTTGCAATAACAATGCAACAAAAGCCTGCAAAAAGTTATCGCATTTGCTTTATTTATAAAATATATAAATAGTATTTTGTGTGAAAAAGAGTGTGAATCAACGAATTAGACAGATAATAGAAAGCAAATCACTATCTGTTAATGCTTTTGCAAATGCAATAGGTGTTGCACAAGGAACACTTGCAAGTATGCTTAACCGAGGAACTGAACCGAGCAACAAGACCCTCAACGCCGTGCTGTCCGCCTTTCCCGAGGTCAACCCAGACTGGCTGTTGACAGGCAGCGGTGAGATGTATCTTTCCGACACGCTCTCCACCACCGAGAATAAAGATGTGCGGCTCGTCCCACTGCTACCAGTAGCCGCACAAGGCGGAACGCTCAACGACTTCGTGGTGTCTGTCAAGGCAAGCGAATGCGAGAAAATCATATCACCCATCAGAGACGTAGACTACGCCATGTCCATATCAGGCGACAGCATGGCACCCGAATACCCCTCAGGCGCACACATCTTAATCAAGAAAATCAACGAGAAAGCATTCATAGACTGGGGGCGCGTCTATGTGCTGGACACATGCAACGGAACCGTCATCAAGCAGCTCTTCCCCTCCGACAAACCCGACACCCTCCTCTGCAAGTCCATCAATCCCAACTACCCACCCTTCGAAGTTTCTTTCTCCGACATCTACGGCGTCTACCGAGTACTCATGTGCATGAGCCTAAAATAACCAACACCCCCACCATTTTCTTGATGTCAGGAAAATGGTCCACCGTCCACCCATGCGTTTTTTGTAAATAAATAAATAAAAACTTGCACGAATAACATAAACACCGTATATTTGCGTTGAGGAAATAGCGACAACATGCAAAAAGGAAATTATATAAGCATCAGCGACAGCGGAGCAAAGCTGTCCGTGTCCGTCATCGTATTCAAGGAAAACGATGTCTACATAGCCTATTGCCCATCGCTCGACCTCAGCGGCTACGACCATACGGAAGAAGCGGCAAAGCGAGACTTCGAGTACGTCTTGCACCAATGGCTCACCGAGCAAATGGAAAGCAACACCCTACACGACGACCTAAGGCAACACGGCTGGAAGCTGAAAGGCAGCACAGCAAAAGAACCGAGCCTCATCGACATATTGAGAGGAAACAAGTCAGCCGACAAAGTCTTTTCCATGTCAGAGTATAGCAAACTGAACGTGCGTACCGAGATACCCTGTTGCCAATGAACACCTACAAGTTGAGCAACATAACGCTCGAAGAGTTCAGGCGTTTCCTCTTTGACATAGGATGCAAAAGGGTGTCAACAGAAGGTGGGCATGAAAAATGGAAAAAACAAGGACTGCTACGCTCTGTCATCCTGCAAACGCACATAGACCCCATACCAGAGTTTATCATAAAGAGCAACCTGCGTACGCTTGGGTTTACTCGTTCCGACTTCATAGAGTGGCTGAAACAAAATCGCTAAGCACAACTGTATTATATGGAAACAAAAAAC